TTATTGAATATTATTCAAATCAACAGTTAATGATTCATATCTAGTGTAATCACCTTGCGTATATGGAGAATCTATATTAAGTGAAATATTTTTAATATCATTTACTTTAGATTTTTTTGCAATAAATAAAATAGTCATTTCTTTTTCTGCTCCAGGTAAAAAAGTTGTTTCTTTCCAACCTGCTATATATTGATTTTGTTCTACCTGTTCTTTAGTATCTTTTATTAGTAAATGACTAGTATTAGGATTTATATCAGCATTTTTAGTTAATTTATTCTCAATATTAATTCTTAGAAGTACAGATGTATATTCAGTATTTGCTTCTAATTTAGCAGTTTGTAATCGTTGTGCATTAAAAGTATTATCAAACGATAATGTAGACAACTTAATTCCAGTTATAGTGACTTTAAAGGCATTATTTTCTTTACTTACACTTGTTTCTTTTTTAAATTTTTCTTCAGAATGAAGACCGCCCTCATTGATAATAGTACTTTGTTTATCATTGTTTGATGTTTGAGGAGTAGCTGCAGATTGAGTAGTTTTATCTTCAGTCTTTGATGAACAACCACTAACAATAATTGAAGTAGCTAGTATAGAACTTAATAATATTTTAAATTTCATTTTCACTTTCTCCTTTAATATTTTATTTTTCAACAGGTGTAAAACTGTCTACTACTTTACCTACAATGTTGAAATATGTATCTTGTATATCTGATGTATAAATTATAATATCAGAGTATTTTTTATTTATTGATTTCAATACAAAACGATTCCCATCATTATATAATTTTTTTACATAACTTTTTCCATCATAATCAATAACGTAGATATCACCATTTACATTATCATAACCTTGTTTTAATAATATAATATCACCATCTAATAGTTCAGGTTCCATACTATCACCGAATACACGTGTTGCCATGTCATGTTGCATTAAATCATCACGATCTGTATAGAATGATGTTACCTCATTATTACCATAAGAATATCCAATACCTGCAGCAACTTTTTCAGTTACTAAAATCTCAGTTAATTCTTTAGGTTTATATTTTATAGAAACTTCCTGAACTGTACGATTCTGAAAATGCAGTAAATTTTTAGCATATTGATATGTTTTATTTTGATTTTCTTCATTTAGCTTCGTAACAGTAGCAGTAATTTTATCAGTAAGAATATCGCTTGATGTATCCTCTGCAATTCCCATAATATATCCTGGAGTAGTTTGTAATGCTTTAGCTAATGGTTCTAATATTGGAACTGGTAATTTTTCAATATTAGAATTTTCATATCTATAAATAGTAGATCTATTTTTTCCAATAAGTTCAGCTAGGTCATCAGCAGATAAATTTAACTTAATTCTTAATTCTTTAATACGTTCACCAATTGTTTTTGCCATATGATTCTCCTTTCTTAATATAATAATAACATATATTCGCAAATTTGCAAATAATAAATTGCGAAATTGCGAAAAAAGGTGTTGACTTTTATTGAATGATATTATAAAATATATTTGTAGCGTAAATGCGACAATAAAAATAGGAGGTAGTTATGATAAATATAAATAAGCTAAAAAAAGAAATAGCATTAAATAATTTATCAATTGAAGAATTATCGGAAAAAATTGGAATTGATAAAAGTACCTTTTATCGACGATTAGAATCAAATGGAAAAAAATTTACAATAGAAGAAGTAATTAAAATTGCTAATGTCCTGAATTTAGATAGAAAAAAAGTGGATTCTATTTTTTTTGATATTACAGTCGCATAAAAGCGACAAAATAGGAGGGATTACAATGACAGTAGAATTAACATATATTGAAAGTGAGAATACTATAGTAGGTGGAGAATATACGGAATCTGAAACTAGAGATACATTTGGTTTGAAAGAGGAAGAACTAATCAGAAATGAGGTCATTAATGTATTAGCAAAACATAATGTTCCATATTGGAAAGCTAAGGTAATTCTTGAAAGAGCTAAAGCATTTCTTAGAAAAGAATCTGTAGTTCAGGAGATTAAATAAGGAGGAGTGGATGAGGATGGAAACAAACTATGAAAAAATTATAGAGAATATAATAAGGGGTTTAGTAAATGAGGCATGCCTTAATAGTGACACTTATAGTGAAGCTAAATTATATATTGATATGAATGTTTCAAATACTGAATTGGGGTTAATGATTAAAAAAATAGCTCATGACAAAATAGAAAATTTTGCCATGAACCGAGAAATTAATGGTTAGACTTCAAATCGGATTACTGAAGTGAAAGGAGTGGTAGAAATGGAAGTTAAACTTACTATTACTAATTTAGATGAGTATAAAGAACTTATAGAAAAAACAAAAATACAAGTTGAGAAATTAGGAGAATGTTTATCTCAACTTGCAAATTTTGAATTTGATGTACTAACTGAATAAATGGAGTGATAGAAATGAATATAGCTATAATAAGCTACAAGATTGAAAGTTTTGAAGAACTCAAGCGTAATAAATTAAGAGAGAAAAAATATTTTGTAACTTTGAATTTAAAAGTATCTAAGCTTGATGATAACCATATAATTCCTGATGAATTAATAAAGATACTAAATGATACTCAAGATTTTTATATAAAAAAATATAATAAGAAATCAGATATGAGTGTTGATATAACTAGTTATAAATTAGAACAAGTCGGATATCCTATATCTATTAATTTTAAACCAAGGGAACACTATTTAACTATGAATATAGAAATAAGTAATTATAACAATATTCTTGTTACTAATTATGTAGATCCTAAAAAATTAGCAGAAATAGTAACAGCGACTAAAGAGTTTTATTATAAAAATTATTTAGATGATAAATAATGATTGATTAAATTAGAAGCTACTTGGACAGCAATTTGAGAAAATGCAGAGATTGATTTTATTTTTAAATCCTTGGCAACATCTTTAGTTACATTCCAGACTTTGTTTGAACGAATAGTATCTAAAAATTGATGTCCATTCCAGGTTATAGATTTCAATTTATAATTAATTATTTGATTAGATAGAGTTTGAGTATGAATAGTAATATAATCTGCTTCTTCTAATCGTTTTAGATGGTAAATTAATTCTTCAAAAGTATAATCATACTTTTTGATAAAATTATCTAATTCTTTTTGAGATAAAGAACTGTTCTGTTCTTGATTCTCTGCTGTTAACAATAGATTTCTAATTAAATCGTAATTTAATTTCATATAATTCACCTCCTTTGAGGTAATTATAACATAAAAACAAGGAGGTAGACAAAATGACAGAAATACAAATTGATTTGGTAGAATTGAGAAAATTGGATTTATCTTTTCCTTATTTTTCAAAAGAAGAGATTATGAAATGTTTTGATATAAAAGACACAGCTTATGATAAATACAGAAAAATGTTTAAAGAAAAAGTTAAAGATAAACATTATCCATCGATATGTTATTTGAAAATGGGTACTAAAGAATTCTTTAATGTTTATGCTTGGTTACATTTCTTTTCAAATTTTGAATATTATCAGGATAAAAGATTAGAGAAAAAAATAGTTAGATTCACTAAAAAGACTGTTGAGGAATTTAGAGAGATAGGAGTAGCTTAAAATGAATAAAATTAGAAAAAGAAAATTTAATACTTATTATTGGACTTGTATTGTTGTTGCTGTTTGTATGTTAATATTTAGTAATTTTGATTGGCAAATAATTATCGCAATGCTGACAACTGGAACGATGATACCATTTGTGTATTTTGATGAAAGAGGTAAAGATGCATTTCCTGATATGGAGGTAGAGAATGAATAAACTAAGGAGATTATTTGTTAGACGTGGATTTGAAGTAATAGAAGGTATGAATGGAGAATTACCTGTTAAGGCAACGGTTCATAGTGCTGGAGTAGATTTTATTGCTAGTCAAGATATTATTATCCCTGCTTTTAGATTTAAAGGTGAAGCAACATTAGTACCTACTGGAATAAAAGCTTTTATGCCTAAGAATGAATGCTTACTAATATTTGCTAGAAGTAGCTTACCAGTAAATCATGGCTTAATCATGAGCAATGGTGTAGGTGTAGTTGATTCTGATTATTATAATAACCCCAAAAATGAAGGACATATAATGTTGGAATTTAATAATTTAACTAATACGCACTTAACAATTAAAAAAGGTGAGAGAATCGGTCAAGGGATTTTCTATAAAGTACCTAAGGTAAGTTATGGAGTACGATTAAAAGGAGATAAACGAGGTGGAGGCTTTGGAAGTACAAACAGATCAAAATAAACAAAATTTTAATGAGGTTCAATTAAAAATATATAATCACGTCTTATATTATGGTGTGAGAATTGAACCTTATGTGAAAGATAAGTTTCCAAAAGAATATGAAATACATGAATTATTTGAAGTACTAGGTGTGTATTTTACAAAAGCAGCTAAAGTGCTAAAAGAGCTGCATTTAAAAGAGGAGTGATTTATTATGAGTGTTCTAAATTATAGGGCATTTGTTGATAATAAAATGTATAAAATGGTAGGTTGGACTGGTGATTTTATTACTTTGAGCAGGAAAAATGAAAGTAAATATGTTCAATCAATCAATGTTAAACGTGAAGATATATTTATTATGCAGTCTAGTGGACTTAAGGACAGAAAAGGTAATGAAATATTTCATGGTGATATTGTTAAGAATTCTGATAAAGATATTGGAATAGTTAGATTTAAAGATGGTGCTTTTGAAGTGGACTTTAAAGAATATATACCTGTTTTATTAGGACTAATTAATGATGATTTAGAGATAATAGGTGATATTCATAGAAATAAAAAGTTGCTTGTTAATATCATTGATAAAAATAAAAAAGTAGTATGTATGAATAAAGTTGAAAAAAGATTGTCCAGAAAAAGGAAAAGAACGCCTAAAAAAGACGTTCAATGATTTAACTACATTATATCTTAATAAATATAAAAAAGCAAGAGATTATAAACGTAAAGTAGGTGATAATTATGTTGCTATTTGATGAACAGCCAATAGTTTTTGATAGGACATTGGCAAGAGAAATAGGTGATAGACACGCTACAGTATTGCAGCAAGTTCACTATTGGATAGAAGTTAATAGGAAAAAGAAAAATAAAGAAGTCTATAAAGATGGATATTATTGGACTTACAGATCTATTAAAAAATGGCACGAAGAAGAATTTGATTACTTGTCATTCTCTACAGTTAGAAGAACATTCGATGACTTAATAGAGGATGGATATCTAATTACTGGAGAATATAATAAGTTCGGAGCAGATAGAACAAAGTGGTATAGGGTGAACAAAGATAAAATTAGTAAACTTTATGAAAAAATTACTAACGAAAAACATCTGTCAAATATGACAAATGCAAATGTTCAAAATGAGCAAATGGAAATGTCCAAAATGAGCAGTTCTGAAATGCTCAAAATGAGCCAACCTATACAAGAGAATAATAAGAGATTAAATAAAGAGAATATATCATCTCATCAATCAAATAATAATATTATATATGTTAATCAAAATGAAAAAGTGAATGAATTGAATGATTCTAAAAATATAAATGATAAGTCTTTTAGAAAATACAATACACAGTATTTTAGAGACAGCTTTGGGTATGCCCGAGTCAGCAACAATAAACAAGTAGAGCTTGATAAGTGGATTAAATATGCAGTTGATATATGCTTAATGCCTTCTGATACAATATTGCATGTTGGTAAAATACGTGTAAAAGCAGGAGAGGTTGCTCAAAGATTAAGTGAGTTGAGGCATGAGCATATTCAATATATCTTTGATAGATTAAGTCAAGTCAAGTATCCTACAAATCATCAGAAGTATATTCTGGCCGTATTGTATAATGCAAAAGAGCAATATGAAAGCAGCAAGTCGACATTCACTGGTGGAAATAATATGCAAGGTCGATATGTCATGCCTATGCCAGATTATTTACAAGAAAGAGTGAACAACAGAGGTAGGAAGAGTAAAGAAAGAATTGTTACTGAAGAGGATGAGGCAGTATATAATGCCTTAATGCAAGAATTACACGGAAAAGAACGCAGTGATGTTTGATGATAATTTCTAATTAGGAGGTTATCAATTTGGAGTTTGTTGAACCGTTAAGAACTCAAGAAGAACTAGATGCAATGAATTATTATTTTAAGAATCAGAGTGAACGTGATTATTTACTTTTCTACATGGGGATTAATGTAGCGTTTAGGATAAGTGATTTATTAGGACTGAAAGTTGGAGATGTCAGAGGTAGAGATAAAATCAGAAGACGTGAAATGAAGACTGGTAAGTTAAGAGAAATGGTTATATTACCCAAACTAAAGCGTGTATTAGAGGAATATTGTTCTGATAAAGAAGATGAAGAATATCTATTTAAATCAACACGTTATAAAAATTCTAATAGGCCAATAACAAGAACGCAGGCATACAGAATAATAAAAACTGGGGCAAGAGAGTGTGGAATAAAGAATATAGGTACTCACAGTTTCAGAAAGACATTTGGATATCATTTCTACAAGGAAAGTAAAGATGTAGTTACACTGATGAAATTATATAATCATCATGATCCTAGTATCACATTAAGATATATAGGGATTGAAAGAGATGAGATGAGTAAAGCCGTTAAAAAATGGGGTGGTTTGTAACCTCATTTTAAAAATAATTTCTAATATGTAACGATTAAGGAAAACATTACATTGTAAAAAATAGAATATATTTAAAATACTGATAGTAAAGAGGTTAGAAGATATTTAATAGATGTAACACTTTATAAGATATGATACATACTTATTTAATAAATCAATCATTCAATCATTCAATCAATCATTCAATAATAAATTTAAAGGAGAATAATAAATGGTTAATAACGTAGTTTTAGTAGGAAGATTAGTAAGAGATGTGGATTTAAGACAAACATCTACAGGTAAGGAGATGACTTATTTTACTTTAGCAGTGAATAGAAGTTTCAAAAATGAACAAGGAGAACAAGCTGCAGATTTTATCAATTGTGTTGCTTTTGGAAAGACTGCAGAGAATATGGCACGATTTCTAAGCAAAGGCAGCTTAATAGCTATAGAAGGAAGAATCTCTACAAGGAATTTCCAAGGTAATGATGGTAAGACTGTTTATGTTACAGAGGTAATTGTTGGGAATGTAACTTTCTTAGAAAGTAAAAAACAAGGAAATAGTTATCAATTTGGACAAGTACATAGTGTAGGTTATAAACGACAAGCAAATAATGGTATTGAAGAATTTGAAGATAATATTGATTTTAATATGGGGTGGAATCCATTTCAGGAAGAATAGTTAGAGGTGTGAAAATTTGATTAGTGAGAAGTTTAAAGAATATATTTTTATAGATGAGGAGCACGATATATTCAAGGGAAGAATGGTAAGATATAGATTTCCAAATGGTTATGGTGCTTCAGTGATAGAAGGTGAAAAGAGTTATGGGTTAGAACTTGCAGTATTAGAATTTTCTGAATCAGAATATGGAGATACAGCATCAGAATTTACAGATGATGTAATAGGTTTTATAGATGATGAAGAACTAGATGAAATATTAGAAAGGATATCAAGGTTAGGAGAAGATGGGAAAGAAAAGAGTTAGGAATACTTTTGGATATAGCAAACCTGGTCAAAAGAAATTAACTCGTAATCAGGCCGCTGAATTAGCATTAAGTGAAATTGAAGAAAGCTATACTAGACGATTAGAAAGAGAAGTTAATCTTAAGGTTGCTGATTTCATAGGAGATTTTTGTTTAGCATTAGCATGGAGCTTACGAGCAAATCACAATTATGGTGCAAAACGAATTGAAAGAACTATCAGAGAGATGTTTGAAGTTGTGAGTGATGCGAAAATGAAAGAGGCTGGATACTTTTTATTTGATCTAAGAGAGACTAGAGAACAATTACTAGTTGAAACAGGATTAGACATTGAGCCAGTCATAGTAGATGAAGTAAACAAACATATAGAAAGAGCAAAAGAGTTCGCAAGAAAAAAAGGAGTATTCAAGGAGAAAGTAGAGGTATAAAGAATGAATAAAAGACAATCTAAAAAATTAGAATTAAAGAATGAAATAAAAGACATACAAAAAGATTATAAATTACAAGATAAAAAAATAGAAGCCTTAAATATGAGAGGTGATAGTTTTTTTGAAGAAACTAAAAAGTTAATGGAGCAATTCAAAAAGCAAGAGAAACTACTAGAAGCAACTAAAGATAGTTTTTCTAATATTTTACAAGCTCAAACACATTTAGAACTTGAGAATAGTAAAAGAGCAGATGAAATGAAGGATATCATAGAAAATCAAAAAGAACGAATCCATAAGCTAGAATATAGCGTATTTGGAATGGCAATTTTAATGCTAATAGTATTTGTTTTAGAGTTGATTAAGTGGTTTATATAGGAAATATAGTGATGTTTGAAAGAGTAAAAGGAAAAGAAGGTAAGTAGAAATGATAAAAAAATACGATTCAACAAATATATTATTCATTTTTTTAGGAGTATTAATAGGTTTGCTATTAACAGAAATTTTTCATCCTGACTTTGAAAAGGAAAACAAAGAATTGAAAATGGAAAATCATAAATTAGAACAAAAGCTTTTGAAACTTTATGATGAACAAGCTGAACAAACTAAGAAAATAGCAGAATTAAACGGGATAGGAGGGTAAGAGAATGTTGGGAACAATATTAGAAAAGAATCAATTAGCACTTACAAAGTATGTAGGTGAAGGAGAAGATAATGGTGAGAAATTTCAAATACTTACAACAATGAATTGTGCGCCGGTTATTAAGTATAAAGGTGAGACATTTTGTTATTCGTGGGAAGAATTAATAAAGTACGCCATTAATATTATTGATAAAAAAATAGATGACAAGGAGAACAGCAAATGAGCAAACTATCAATATATGTCAAGTACAGAGATATGCAGATTATAAAACACGCTTTGCAATATTATATAACCAGACCTAATGCGACTTCAAAGGAAATTAAACAGGAACAAGCTGTATTAGGAAAAGTAGAAGAAGAAATTGGAATGTTTAAAGAGGTTAAAAGGATTGAGTAGGAGGATAAGAGATGTTAAAAAAAACATGGGATAACATAGAGATCATATTAATCACACTGTCAATGCTGTTAGCAATGTTTACAGCAGGTCTGATATTAGGTGTATATGTATCGAGTAATACTATTGAGGAGCTTTCTAATGACAATATAGTTAAAGAACGAACTATCCAGCAGCAAAAGGAACGTATTAGACAATTACAATTACTTAAACAATATAAAGAGATTTATGGATAAGGATAGGAGATGAATTATGAATAATATAGAAAATTTTAACGAAAAGTATGATAGATTTTACACGGAGGATGCTATTGGAAGATACAAGTACGATAAATTTAAAAACTGGTTTAATGTGTTAAAAGATATATTTTCTTACACTCACAACGCTGTATATAGCGGTGGTAAAGAATTTCATATAATTTTCAGTAATAAATGTAATAGTGAAAAAATTAAAATCACGGTAACAAATAGACTTAAGGACCTTTTGGTTACGTATGAAACAAGTGATATGAATTTCGTAAAGATTTTCCCTAATCTGGTTAAAAATGAGATATTTGATTCACTCGACGAGGTTTATTATTATTTAATGGATTTTTTCGAGGTTATTTCAGATTATTCAAAATTTACACCATTAGAACTACCGAAAATGTCAGACGAGAAAAAGAAAGAGGCAAACTATTTACGTGCTACGAGCTATATTGCTAGTATTAAATATCATTATAAGGAGTTATAAAAATGAATCCAGTTAGAATAAAATTTTGGTTGAAAAATGGTGAATTTTTAGAAACTTCAATTGATTTTGATGATCTTATGCTTTTAGAAGAAGCTTATTACAAAGTAAAACATGGAATAGTGAGAAACAAAAATTTGAAAATCACTATTTCAAATATAACATTCCATGTTGACGACACAGAAGAAATAATGTGTTGTTACGATTATCCATTTACAGATGAAGCATTATCAACTGTAACGATTGAAGAAAGAGATGTAATAAAAGAAGAACTCAATAAAATATATGGTAAAGTTGATAATTTTATAGAACGTATAGGAGAAAGAAATTTAATTGTTATATTAGCGATCATATTGATATTTGTAACAATATTTACAGCATATCAAATATACAGTTTATTTAGTATGTAGGAGGATAGAAGATGAAACAACCAAAAGTATATATTAAGAGTTTAGATATGGTGCTACCTGCAGAAGTTATAAATTATCACGAAAAAACAGTAGAAGTTTATTTTAATGATAATGCAGATAATGTATCTTATAAATTTGATGAAGTGACTTTCATTTACAACAGCAGATATAAGGATAAAAACGATAATTATATCTATACAGGAGATATAGTAGTGCATAACAACTTGAGATATTTAGTGAAGAAGAAAGTGGAAGAAGAATTTTATTATCTAGAAAAAAACGGAAAGTATTATTGCAGATTATCTAGCATGGAGGATGATTATTCAGTGATAGGTAATATTTACGAGAAAAAAGAATTGTTGGAGATGTAAGTAAATGAGATGGTTTAAGGAAAATATAGACCTGATACATATTATAGGTATATTATTAATTATTTTCGGTTTAGGTTTGACTGTTTTTAGAGAAGATAGAGCCTTGTTACAAAAAGCAGTAATTAAACTCCCTAACAATGAAGTAGTTACTGGAGAAGTAGAAGAATGGATTATATACGATAATAAGGGTACTGTAAAAGTTAAATTGAAAAATGGAAAACAATATTTAGGACATTCAAGTAATATAGTTTTATACAACGATTAGGAGGAATAGAAATGACTAGTGAAGAGTTCGGAGATGAGATTAAGGAGGTGCTTTGCAAATGACTAACAGAATATATTTAGCATTAAAATATAAAGATGCTCAAATTATAAAACATGCATTACAAGAATATGTTAAGAGATCAGATGTGGAGAATAAAACAGATATTGAAGAAGAATCAGTATTACTTGATAATATTGAGAAAGAAGTAAATCTATTTAAAATGAAAAATGGAATAGGACAGGAGAAAAGCGAGTGTATAGATATATAAGATTTTATGAATCGATAATAAAAGAATTAGATTTAGAATCCACTAGTAAATTCACAGAAGAAGAGAATAGAACATTTTGTTATGTCTATAAACAATTAAAAAAGAATGATTGTGTAATGTTGATAGAAGATGCAGAAGAACTTAAGGATTTGATTAGCTTTGATTTAGAAAAACATATCTTTTGTTATCTAAAAAAAAGATGTGAAATTAATGAGTTATTAAGAGTTGATAAGAAACTGGAAGATGCGATTGAGCTTAAAATAAAAGAAACTAGAACAAAAGGGGCAACAAAGTTTAATACCTTATTAGCTAGAAGAATATTGAATAAAGCTCAAGGAAACTATATAAAAGCTATATATCTTAGAAGACTGGAAAATATTCTAGGAGTATCACTAGAATATTGTATTATTTCTAAGTATGATACAGCTACTAAACAAAATAAAAAGATAGTAAAAGATAAATATAGGAATATTATTCATGCATTAGCTAGAAGATTAAGCAACTACTACAATTATGGATACTCAATTAATTATGACCAAAAAACATTGTTACTAGAGAAAAATAATGTAGTATTGGTATACTGGATAGATGACAAGGTATATGAAAATAGAAAATATTTATTTGATTTAAATGAAGATGTGTCAACCATGGCAATCTTATTAGATAGTCATTATAAAAGTTTATTTGGTGAAAATTTAGTGTAATGAACTATTTAATCTATCAACAAAAAAAGATATAATAAACATTGAGCTGGAAATGTTTTTGACGTGTGGTTATCTAGGTGAGAGATGACTTTAAAAATAGCATTAAGTGTCCTTCAAAAGTAAAAGTAATAGTGTTGATATCCAGCTCTATCAACACAGCAAAGGAGATTAGATGAGAGAGTTTAACTATACAAGAAATGATGTAGATTATTATTTAGAAGCAAGACACAAGATTAAAAGACAGTTGAATATATATTTAAGAGATAAGTTAAGTAGTATAGATGATAACAAAACTAGTAACAATACTTTCACAAATGCTAATGAGAATAATTTGGTTAATAAACTTTCTGATTATGATTTCGAAAAAGATAGTTATGCATTGAAATGTATTGAGAAATTTGAAGAACAATTAGTAGATGTTAGAGATAGAAAGATACTTAAGTTTAAGTACACTTACAATCTAACAATAGATGAAGTAGCAGAAGAAGTATGTTATCATACCAGAACTGTAGAAAGAAGAATTCAAAGTTTTAAAGATAAATTATATAATATTATGAACGATAAAGATTTAAGAGAAAGAGCTTAAATCTTTTTTTATTTTTCAAAAAACTATTGACAAATTATAATACATGTATTATAATAAAAGTATGAATTAAGAGAGGAGGAAAAAGCTATATGGTAAAAATAAAAAAGCCAAAAACAATAAAGTTTGAATTGACGGTCAACTTGCTTGTTTTTAGCTTTAAAATAATTTTTGAATATTAGGTTTAAGAGACTTCGGTCTCTTACCTAATTACCATTATAGCATAAGCATTATGAAAAAGGAATATAAAATAGGTAGATTGAAAATAAATCTGGAGCTTAAGAAAAATACTTTTAATGATTTTTTAATCGCAATTATTATGTATCCTATTTTAGGAATATTAATATATTATTTTTTCTTTAGATAAAAATAATAAATAAAATAAAGGAGAAAATAAAATGTCAGAAACTAAAACATCAGAAGCACAAAAAAAAGCAAGCAAAGCATACTATGAAAAGAATAAAGAACGTGCTTTAATGAATAATAGACGAACAGCAGCAAGAACGTTTGTTAGACATTATGCTACTAAAGAAGACATGGAAAAGCTAATAGAGATTTTTAATACTGAGAATCCTAACTCAAAATAAAAGTTGTCGGAAATGTCGGGTTTGTCCATGGTATAATATTAGTATCCAATACTACATAATTATTAATACAAGCGTATATTGTATACGAATATTAAGAGATAGTTTAATAGCTATCTCTTTTTATTTTGGAAATAACTTAAGAAAGTATGAACAGTTATGAAAGAATGTAAGCATCATAATTGCAGAACACTTATTAAACGTGGTGCATATTGTGATAGACATAAACAAACACAAAGTAAATATTACAATGAACAAAGAAAGAATGATGATGCAATGAAGTTCTATCGCTCGAAGGAGTGGAGGGATACAAGGCAAGAAGTTCTTAAAAGAGATTGCTTTACTTGTGCCATGTGTGGTGGCACTGCTAACCTAGTACATCACAAGGTGGAAGTAAGGACGGACTGGAGCAAGAGGCTAGAGATGAGCAACCTTGAGTCGGTGTGTCGTAACTGCCATAACAAGATAGAGCATTACAAATAGAATTTTATCAAGCCTTTTGGGAAATATTTCCCAGGGATACCCCCCTGAAAAAATTTGAAAAATAATTTTTGCTTACGAGCGGGCGTTCCTTTTTTGCACGCAAAATGCGTTTAATTATTTTTTCTAATTGAGATTTTTTTAGGAAGGTGGTGATACTTTGGCAAGAAAGGCTGAACCTATGTCATTAAAGCTTTTAGGAGGTAATAGACAGAGGTTATCAAAAGAGAAAATAGAGGCACGAAAAATAGAAGAAAATAAGCTAAAATTATCAAAAGATAAATTGAAGCCTCCGAAGTGGCTCGGAGATTTAGCGAAGAAAGAATTTAGATATATTGTCAGTCAAACAGATTCTATAGATCTTTTAAATAATCTAGATGTTCATGTTCTAGCTGTTTACTGTGATACCTATGAGAAGTATGTGGAATGCAGTAGGATTATTCAAGAAGATGGATTAATCACAGATAAAGGTTACACAAAGGAAACAGAGAGAGTTTTAAAACGTGGGTCTAAAACAGTTGAGAATGAAAGAACAGTAGATTATTCTATGGGCCAACATCCTCTATTAATTAGACAGAAAGATTTATTTAATATCTTACGTTCACTTCAATCTGAAATTGGATTAACTCCAGTAGCTCGTGCTAAAATCGCTATGGATAAAGCATACGAAGAATTGCCAAAAGATTCTGTTCATGAAAGGTTTGGTAATATCTAATGTTGAAAAATGCAATGAAACAATGGGCAGAAGAAGCTGTTAACGGAGATCGTTTAGTTTGTGAAAAAGAGAAATGGGCATGTATGAGATTTCTTAGAGATTTAGAAAGAGAGGGGACTAAAGAATTTCCTTTTATTTTTGATGAAGATAAAGCTATGAGATTTCTAGAGTGGATGTCGTTATTTAAACATACTAAAGGTAAATTGGCAGGTAAAAATATAGATCCTGCACCTATTCAAATTTTTAACTGGTCAAATATTTATGGATGGATTCATATAGAAACTGGCTTAAGAAGATTTAGAAAATTTTATTACCAGGTAGCAAGGAAAAACGCTAAGTCTCAAGATGTTTCTTGTTGTTTATCTTATGAGATATCTGCCTTTGGTGAATCTTCTAGTGAAGCTTATATTGGAGCTACTAAAAGAGATCAAGCGAATATTGTTTTTAAAGAAATAAAAGCACAATTACAAGGTAGTGAAGTTAGAAATAAGTTTAAGATTACTAGAAGCTTGATAGAACATGAACGAAGTAATAGCTATATTATGGCTTTATCAAGAGATTCTGGAAAGACTGCAGATGGATTTAACCCTCAAGTAGGGGCAATGGATGAGTATCACGCACATCCTACAGATGAGATTTTAGAAGTTATTCAATCTGGGCAAGGTGCAAGAAGTCAGCCATTAATCGTTATTATTACAACTGCTGGATTCAATTTGAACAGCCCATGTTACGCTACAGAGTATGAATATGTTTCTAAATTATTAGATCCTAATAGTCCTGTAGAAAATGATACTTACTATGCTATGGTTTGTGAGTTAGATAAAGGTGATGATATCAAGGATGAAAGAAATTGGATTAAAGCTAATCCTATTCTTGCAAGCTATGATGAGGGTATGAAATTCTTAAGAGATAGGTTGAAAGAAGCAATTGATAAGCCTGATACTATGACTAAGTTTCTTACTAAGAATATGAATATTTGGGTAAATGCTCCAGAAAATAAATATATGGATATGGAGAAATGGAAGCTTTGTGAAGTGCCTGATGATGAATTAGAGGGTAAACCTTGCTTTGTTGGTGTCGACTTATCAAAAAGATTAGATTTAACTGCAGTAACTTCAATATTTGTACTAGGTGAAGGTAAGTATGCAGTTAGAAGTAAAGGATTCATGCCAGAGGAAATGCTACAACAAAGAATGAATACTGACAGAGTAAACTATAGTCTTTGGGTAGATGAAGGTTGGATAACAACTACTCCTGGAGAAGTTATTGATTATGATTTCGTTATTGACTATATAGAAAGCTTAAGAAGTAAATATAGCATTCAGAAGTATGTTATGACCCTTATAATGCAACACAATGGGCACAATCAATGGAGAAACTAGGATATTTAATGATAGAAGTTAGACAAGGTGTCTTAACTCTTAATGAACCTACAAAACATTTTAGAGAATGTGTCTATGAGCAAAAAATACACCATGATGGAAATAAAGCCTTGACTTGGTGTCTAGGAAATGCAGTTACAAAAGCTGATGCACAGGATAATATCATGTTAGATAAGAAAAAATCTACTGATAGGATAGATATGGCTGCTGCTGGTATTTTCGCTTTTACTCGTGCTATGTACAGTGACAATATCGGATATGATCTAAATGAAGAAATAAGTAAAGGAGCGTTTAGTTTCTAATGAAAAAGTTAATAAGATTATTAATAGGAATTCTATTCCTTTTGAGCCTCGTATCATTTGTGTACGCAGGCTTTTTATTATGCAAAACATTAGGATTTGTAGTGTTGGGAGTGGTTCTAATGCTATGTACTTATGTTTTAGATACTAATTTAGACACTTAGGAAGGAGGTGAGAAATGAGGATGATATTTAGAAATAAAACACCAACAGGTAGTGAAGTGGAAAGTGATTTAAGAAATCCTGCAGATTGGCTTCTCAATTTATTTAATAATCGAGGAAACAATGTGACAGAAGAAAGTGCTATTAGTACTTCAGAAGTTTATAGTTCAGTAAAGGTTTTAGCTGATGATTTAGCAAAGTATCCATTGAATTTACTTTATGACAATAAAGGAACTGTAGAGAAAGCAAAAAATCATAGTGTGTATAGCTTGTTAAAAGACCAACCAAACAAAAACATGACTAGCTTTGAATGGAAACATTTAGTAATGACACAGTTAAATCTGTGGGGAAATAGCTATCATTATTTAGAAATTGGAAGAAATGGTCAAGTAAAGGAGATTGTTCCGTTAGATCCTAGAGTTACAAGCGTACTATATCATGCTGAAACTAACACAGTAACCTATAGAACAACGTATAAAGGCAAACAAGTAATTTTGAATAGTGATGAATTACTACATTTTAAAAATTTATCTATTAATGGCTTGATAGGACGTTCCCCTGTTCAAGTATTGAGAGAAAGTATTCAAGGAAACCAAAAAGGACGAGAAATGGCATCTAATCTCTTTAAAAGAGAGGGTATCCCATTAGCTATCTTGAAATCTACAAGAACACCATTGACAGCTGAAAATAAAGAAACAGTTGCTGAATCGTGGAAAAAGCATCTTGAGAACAATAATGTAGCTATTCTGAATCCAGATATTGATTATCAAAGTGTTGGAATTCCACAATCTGATGCACAGTTTATTCAAACTATGAAATATAACAAAGCTGAAATTGCTAGTATTTTTAAAGTGCCACCATATAAATATGGTGATTACAGTGGATTAACCCATTCAAACGCTTTATCACAATCAATGGACTATGTAAAAAATGTTATGTTGCCATACGTAACAAATATAGAAGCTGAATTAAACACTAAAATTCTAACAGATTTAGACAGAAAAAGAGGCTATTATTTCAAATTCAATATGGAAGCTGAATTAAGAGCAGACCAAAAATCACGAGCAGAATTTTATGAAAAAATGCAACATGTTGGAGTTTATACAATCAACGATATATTACGTTCAGAGGATATGTCGACAATCGATAATGAGTATGGTGATATGAGATTTATATCATTAAACTATGCTCCTATCGATACAATCAAAGAATATCAAATGTGGAAAGCAGGAGCAAGAGGTAATGAACAATTGGAAGATGAAAGCCTTAAATGAAGATAAGGCGGAAATTTATATCTATTCAGATATCGGTTATGACTGGTGGCTAGAAAAATCTACAGCACAACAATTTGCCGAAGAATTAAATGCTTTAGGTGATGTTAAATACATTGACTTACATATTAATTCGAATGGTGGAGATGTATTTGATGGGCAAGCCATTCATAGCTTAATCAGACACAATAAAGCATATGTGACAGCATATGTTGATGGTTTAGCAGCTTCAATTGCAACTGTAATTGCAATGGGAGCTGACAAGGTAGTTATGCCAAAAAATGCCATGATGATGATTCATAATGCATGGACTGGAATGTATGGAAATGCAAATGACTTAAGAAAAATGGCAGATGATTTAGATCACATTAATGACAGTATAGTTAGTACTTATTTAGCTAAAGCTAAAGATAAGACTACAGAAGAAGAAATCAGAGATTTAATGGATAAAGAAAGTTGGTTAAATGCTGATGAATGTTTAGAGCTAGGATTATGTGATGAAATAGCAGAGCCAGTAAAAATGGCAGCTTGTTTAACTAAAGAACAAGCACATAAATTTAAAAATGTTCCTAAAGAATTAATTAAAGATAATTATGAATTTCAAACGGAACGAGCAAAGCAATATTTAGAATTTTTGGAGGTTCAATAAATGAATAATAAAAAATTAAGAGAGTTATTACAATTAAAAGCAGAAAAAGTAGAAGCTGCAGAAACAGCAATTAATAATGGTGATAAAGAATTAGCTAATTCTTTAGTTGCAGAGATTAAAAATTTAACAACTGAAATTGATCTAATTCAAAATTTAAATAGTTTAAAACATGATGATAAAACAGTTGATATGACAGTTGAAAACAAAGTAGAAACTGGTATTCAAGCATTACAAAGATATATCAAAACTGGTATTGTAGATGAAGCTGGGCCATTAAAAGAATCAACAGATGAGAATGGTGGTTATTTAGTTCCTGCAGATGTTCAAACAAAAATTAATGAATATAGACGCTCATTTACATCTCTAAGAGATTATGTAGATGTTCGTAACGTAGTTGTCCCATCAGGTAGTGAAGTATATGAAAAAACAAGTCAGCTTACTGCATTAACTAATATTACTGAATTAGCAGAAATTGAAGAAATCAAAGGTTCAACTTTTGAAAAAATTTCTTATGCAGTAAAAAATTTCGGTGGAATTTTACCAGTATCAAGATTCTTATTGCAAGATACACCAGAAAACTTACTAGCTTATTTAGCGAAATGGTTCACGAGAAAACAAGTTATTACTGAAAATAAAGAAATTTTAGAAGTATTAAATTCATTTGAGAAAAAAGCTATTACTAAGGTTGATGAAATCAAGACAGCTATGAATGTTACATTAGATCCAATGTTCTTAGATAATACTAAATTTATCACTAACCAAAGTGGATTTAATATTTTAGATACATTAAAAGATAAAAATAATAATTATCTACTTCAACCAGTGGTAAATGAACCAACTAAACGTTTATTATCAGGAAAAGAAGTAGTTGTATTACCAGATACACATTTCCCTAAAGAAACAGACGGCTCATTCCCATTATATGTAGGTGATTTACATGAAGCAGTACGATTATATTCACTAAATGCTTTAGAAATTCTATCTACAGATGTTGGTGGTAAAGCATTCACACGTAATTCATACGATACACGTTTAATCACTAGATTTGATGTTAAACCTGTAGACAAAGAAGCAGTAGTTAAATTAACATTTACTAAAGATTTAGCAATGGCAGTGCCATTAGGATAGGCTTATGTTTGATATTTCAGATGATTTATTAAAACAATTCAAAGATAAATTACATATACTTCATGATGATGAGGACGACAATCTAAAGAGGTTGTTGTCTTTTTCTTATGAAATTCTTTGTGAAAAATGTGGTTTCTTTGATATTGATAATAATGAGCAAGGAAAATCATTAGTGTTTGAGAGAGCAAGGTATGAATACAATGATAAATTAGAATATTTTGACACTAATTTTTTAGGTGAGATGTCAAGTCTATTAATAAGAATCGAAAAAGAGAGGTACAGATAAAATGGTTAAAGTAAAAGCATTACAAGTATTTGAAGATTTATATACAGGTACAGTTTATAAACCAGGTGACGTTTTGGAAATTACAAAAGCAAGATATGATGAATTCAAGAAAAATCTATCAATTTATGGTGGAGAGTTCTTAGAGTTAGTTGAAGAAGAAACAGCACCAGTAGAAGCTGTAGAAACTGAAACTAAAGAAGAAGTTAAGGAAGCTCCTGTAGAAGAAACTAAAGAAGAAGTTAAGGAAGCTCCTGTAGAAGAAACTAAAGAAGAAGTTAAGGAAGCTCCTGTAGAAAAAACTGATGAAGCAAAACAAGATTAGTCAATCTTACAATGATGGAATAGTAAGGTTTATTAAATATACTCATACAAAAGATAAATTTAATACTAAATTATCTGATAAAACTGAAGAGGAAATCAGAAAGTTTTGGTTCAGATATTTAGGTGTAACAGCTAATGAAAAGTATCAATCTTTACAGGTAGATACAGAAGTTTCTACAAGGATTGCTATTAGGTTGTTTCACAATATTAATGACTATTTGTTAAGCGATCTTTATGTGATTATAAAAAATAAATCTTATGTTATTTCAAGAATTTATCATAATCATGTGAAAAATGAAACTGAATTATCGTTGGTAGAGGTGATTAGAAATGACCATTAAGGAATTAATATTTCAAGTCATAACTGATATGGAATTAAATATTCCATATTCTTATGGATTTAGTGAAGAGACAGATTTCCCAAAAATAGTATATTTTCACGTAAATACGACAGAAAAAAGACTTTCTAACAAAAAGAAAATTAAACACCATGTATATCAATTAAATTTCTATGATCTAGTGCCACACGATTTAGACAGTTCAGAAATTTTACAAAAAATACAAAACTCATTAGAGGATAACACAAAATTAAATACTGGTTCTTGGCAAGAAGTAATTGATGTGAATGCTGATAAAAAAGAAAATCAATTCATGTATTACCTGGAGATTTACTCATGACAAAAGAGTTTGGTTTTAGTGGAGCAATTGCTAAGTTAAACAAGATTAGCAGTAATGCTAAAGCTATTAATAGCATAGTAGAAAAAGAAGCAGAAGAAATTAAAGATGATGCGAGAAAAATCGCCACTAGCAAAGGTTTAAAAGTAACTGGTACTGGTGTTGAGGGGATTATCGCAAAACATGCATTATATGAAAGTACAGTAGGTTGGGCGGGTAGGCCCAACCTACATTTATATTTCCATGAAGTGGGATTTCATGCTGGTTTCTCAAAAGCTACTAGTAGAGAAAGACGTGGTAAACGTGCAAGAAGATATAAAAAAGGCAGTAGAAAATATGTTGCTCCTAAGCCACATATTAGACCTGCAGCATTACAACACAAAGATTCATTTGCTAAGAAAGTTAAAGATAAATTATTAAATAAATAGGAGGAACTGAAATGACAGTAACTAAAGAGAGAGTAGACGGAGCATTACTAACAGGTATTGGTGCTGGATATTTACAAAAAGTAAAAACAGAAGCAACTAGTGAAAGTGGATTAACGTATGAGGACAAAACATATGAAGTGGCGGCAATTGATAAAGTAGCTTTTAAAGGACAAAAGAAGGAGAAATCAGTATATCTATCAAATATTAAAGTTCGTGATATTGTTAAATTCTCAAGTGTTGAGATGACAGTAGATATTGGATTCTTCCCAGAAGGTTTCGTAGAAGAAATGAGTGGAATGATTAAACTAGCTAATGGTGTATTCGTTCAAGGAGACAGCCCTAAATATAAACAGTTTAGATGGTCGTTCCCTGTAACAGATGAAAACGGAAATGAAATTATCTACAACTTCCCTGTTTGCCAACTAAAAAATCCAGACTTCAATGCAGAGACAGAAACTGATGAGAAAAAAGAAAATATTTCACAGGTTACTATTGAAGCATTCCCAGTAATTGGCAGTGATAATAAATCTGTGTACGCTAAAATTGACTTACGTACAACTAATTTATATGATCGTGAGAAATTATTATTAAATGGTTTCTATGATGCAGCAACTTTAAAAGCTTGCATTAAAGAAGGTCAAACAGATTCTACAGTAGTCCCTAGAGGATAATAAATAAGATTAAAGAGCCGACATAAGTTGGCTCTTTTTTGGAGGTATTAAATGAGTATTTTTAAAAAAAATATAGAGACTTTTAAAACAGATATTCTTGGGTATGAAGTTGAATTAAGATGTAATTTAGCAGTTTGGTTGCATTTAGAAGCAGACTTTGGCATTAAACAAGGTGATTGGGTAGATGTTATTACTAAAGAAAAAAATATAGCAATTGCTAAGTTTTTAGTATCAATTTTGAAAGCTAATAAGTTAAAAACAACACTTGAGGAAGTTTTAGAAAATGTTACTGATACTGACTTGGAAGTATTTCTTATAAAATATCAAGAAGCTATGTATGGAGACCAAACAGCAACATTACTTCAAATGTTAGGAATTACTGATGATAGCGAAATGGGAAAGAGTTTTTTAGAAGAACAGGTAGAAGACCTAGTTCCTGCACAACCAAAAGTAGTGAGCAGGAATCCGAAGAAAGCCAAGAAGAGACACAAGAAATAATAGATTGGGATGATTTATTTTATAAGTGTAGAACTTGGTTCAACATGACTAAGGATGAATTTATGTATGATTATTCATTCGACTATATTATTTACATGATAAATAGATATATTAAAGAAAATTATACAATAGATGATTCTGAAGAAGAAGGTATGCGAGTTACTAACATAAGTAATGTACTGTAGGAGGTAAAAATGGCAAATTACATGGATAAAGTCGGTGTCATACTGACTGCAGAAGGTGTAGGGTCTTTTACCTCTGCTATTAAGCAAGGTGAAAATGCCTTACGACAACTTCAAGCAGAAGCTAGAAGAAATATAGCTTCATTAGGTAGTGGTGCGAAAGCATACGATATCTACAAGGCAAAGATGAGTGGACTAACTACTCAAATGAAGCAATCAGCAAGTAATGTTAATAATTTAAAAGATAAATATGATGCTTTAAAAAAATCAACTAGCGAGATACCAAAAGAGATTGAAAAGTTATCAAATGCTTTTAGGCAAAAACAATCAGTTTTAAAGACAAATGGAACGTTGTTACAAAGTCAAAAGGAGCATTTAAAACACTTAGAAAGCACTTATGGTAAGAGTAGTGTTGCTGTTCAGAAATATAAAGAAACAGTAGCAAATACAAGCAAAGCATATAAGAAGACTGAACAGGAAGTCAAGAGCCTTGAAACGCAAATTAAAGGCTTGAACAATACGTTAAGTACTCAACAGAAAGAATTAGGAGCATTACCAACTAAAATAGCGAACGCTGAAACAAGCTATTTTAAATTGAGAGATGCAGTTGAGAAAACTCATACTGCATTTAGAAATAGTGGTGGTAGGTTAGCTGATACTGCTCAAAGATTTAATGATGTTGGTACTAGAGCACAAGTTCTAGGTCAGAAGATGTCGGGAGTTGGTGACGGCTTAACAAGAGCTACGGCTGGGATATCTTCTGGAATGTTATTAGCCGCTAGAAGTGCAATCAATTTTGAAAGTGATTTTGCTGGAGTAGTTAAGACTGTAGATGCAACACCACAACAATTGGATAAGATTAGACAGAGTTTCCTAAATCTTTCTACAGAGATCCCTGTTAGTGCAAATGAATTAGCTAGAATTGGTGAAGTAGCTGGGCAGTTAGGTATTAAAACTGAAAATATAGTTGACTTCACAAAGACTATTGCAGATTTAGGAGCTACTACCAACTTAAGTAGTGAAGAAGGTGCAGCAAGCTTAGCTCAATTCATGGCTGTAATGGGAACAAGTCAAAGTAGTATTAGAAATCTAGGTTCTACATTAGTAGAATTAGGAAATAACTTTGCCACAAATGAAAAATCTATTGTAGAAATGTCACAACGACTTTCTGGGATGGGTAAACAAACTAATATGTCAGAGGCTGATGTTTTAGGATTAGCAGCTGCAATGAGTACTGTTGGTATTGAGGCAGAAGCTGGTGGTAGTGCAATGACACAGGTTATGACAAAAATGCAAAACGCAGTAATGTCAGGTGGAGAAAACTTAGGTAAGTTTGCTAAAGCTGCTGGAGTTAGTGCAAGTGAATTTGCTAATGCATTTAATAATCGACCTGTAGAGGCACTTGGATTAGTTCTTAAAGGTCTTAAAAATGTAAAAGAAAGTGGAGGTAATGTTAACGATGTACTAGCATCATTAGGTGTAACAGGTATTCGTGAGGCTGATGCCATGAAGAGACTTTCTGGAGCATTAGATGGTGATAGTGGATTAGGTAAAGCCTTAGAAATTGCAAATAAAGGTTGGAAAGAAAATACAGCCTTAACTAAAGAAGCAAGCATCAGATACCAAACAAGTGCTAGTAAAATTCAAATGGCTAAGAATGAAATTCAAAAAATGGCCATTGAAATGGGATCACAATTATTACCGAGATTAGCGGAAGTATTACAACATTCTAAGCCACTAGTTAAAACATTAGGTGATATGATGTTATGGTTTAGCAAATTACCGCCTGCTGTACAATTAGCAGTGTTAGGTATGGGCCCATTCTTATCTGTTCTAGGAAGATTAACAACTGGAATAGGTGGAGGAATTAAGAGTCTAGGTACTTTGATTCAATGGTTAGGTAAAATCAGAACTGGTAAAGCAGTAGCTGATGTTGCCAAATTAGGTACTGAAATAGCTGGTGTTGGAACTAAGGCTGCAACTACTGGGAGCATGGCTTCTATGTTAACTAATCCATATGTAGCTGGAGCTGCATTAATTGGAGCTGCTTTTGTCGGATTAGGATATGGAATATATCGTGAAATGACAAAAGATAGTAGAAATCATGAAGCTTCTGTTGAACAAACTAATGGAAAATACAAAGAGTGGTATGACCAAGTTATTAAAGGTGCAACACAATCTGGAAGTGCAATCGACAGATTAAAAGGTGATGTTCAAAATAATAGTAAAGCCATAGTAGAGGAAACTGAAAAGATTAAAAAAGCTAATACCTCAATTATGGAAAGTCTTGATAAAAACTTTAAAGAAGGTAGTTGGTATTCATCTGATGGAGAAATCAGAAAGAAACTAAAAGAGAATCTGTCTTTAAGTGATGAAGATGTGAATGAGATTGAAGCTAAGTTTAGAAACTATGGAATTATGTTAGGTAATTCATTATCAAGCATTCAATCAAGCTATCTAGAGAATAAAACTATTACAGCAGATTATGCAATGGCTCAAATTAAAACTATTAACGATTTAACGTTATCTACCGTTGAAGGTATTGAAAAGCGTAGACAAGCTGAAATGGATAGATTGAATGCACTTAAAGCACAGGGAATAATTGAGGAAGCAGAGTATAAAAAACAAGCAGAAGTTGTAAAACAAACCTTTGATACTCAGATTAATTCAGCAAAAGAAGCACAAGGAAGAATTAAAGAAATTCTATCTAATGCTGCAAAAGATCATAGAAGTTTAACAACTCAAGAGATGAATGAAATAGAGAATCTTTATAAAAGATTAGGTAAAAGTGCTGTAGAGGCTGCAACATCTAGTAAAGAAGCTCAAGAACTTCTGAAAAAGGGAATGGAAGAAACAGCCTTAGCCGCTAAAATTGCTGCATTAAAACAAATTGGGTTGATTACTGATACCAAAGAAGAATACATTAATAATTTAGGCTCTATTGAAGCTAAAGTAAAAGAAGTTAATGAAATTCTAAAAAATTGGACTAGCCACTCCGATATCAAAGCTATAGGAATTAAATTTGAAGGTCATGATCTTGTATTTAATTTCAAAAGCGATTATGAACGACTTATGGCATTACCAGATATAATGAAAGCAATAACTATTGCTGAAAGTCAAGGTCGTACTATTAGGATGACTAAAGAAGATTTAGAATGGTTGGATAAGAAAGGAATACATCCTAAAAATGTTGAGATTGTAGATAAAGCAAGTCTGCCATTAGATAATATCAATGGAAAAATAGATACATTTAAAAATGCTAGTTTACCGCCTAAATCAATTATGTTAAGAGATGAGGGAAGTACAAGTATAGATAATGTATTTAAAAAGGTTTTAGATTATAACGCACAAGCTGTTAATGAAAAAAATCTAAAAGTTAATGATAATGCAAGTCAACCAATTACAGATGCACAAGGGAAGTTAGATTTATTTAACGGAACAAATCCTGTTGATAAGAATTTATCAGCTAGCGGAAATGCTAGTCCATTCACACAAGATGCAACAAATAGTTTAAATGTATTTGCAGCAACTAATCCAGGTACTAAAAGTATTATGGCTCAAGGTAATGCGACACCATTTACTGACACAGCGAAAGCTTCAGTAGACAGATTTAATGCTACACCTACACCTACAAAGCAATTAGAAGCTAATGATAATATCACGAACAAAGCTAATAGTGCTTCTTGGGCAGTAAGAAGTATTCCTCAATTTTGGCAAACTGTTATTTCAGTAGCTGCTAATGGACCTATTCAATTGCTCCAAAAATTAGGATTATTTGCTACAGGTGGAAAAATTGATTTATATGCTCATGGTGGAAATATTGATATGTTTGCTAATGGTGGTATGATAGGAGCTACTCAAAGTTTACCGCCAAGATATCAAGGTATTGTAGGAGAAGCTGGCCCAGAATTATTCCAAGTAACAAGAAGTGGTGTAAACATTACACCATTATCAACAAGAGAGAAAATTAAAGGAATAAGCGGAACATTAGCAGAACAATATGGAGCTAATAATCCTAATGTTAATATTACCATCAACGTAACAGGTAATAATATAAACAACAAAGAAGACATTGATACATTAGTAAAAGAGATTGAACAAAAACTAGTGAGATCTATGAAAGAATACAAAAATATGAGTTTCGGAGGTGGTAGAAATGTCGTTACATTATAATGAATTAATCTTCAAAGGGAAGTCTACCGCCGATTTTCCCTTTGAAATTTTCGTAATAGAAAATGATGGAATCAATAAAGGGAAAAGAAAAGATAAAATATTTACATCTGATGATATGTCAGGAGGAATTGTAAGAACTTCTACAGCATACGAGCTTGTAGAAAAGTCATATAAGCTATTAATCCACAATGTAAAATTAAAGCAAATCAATGAATTATTAGTGTGGTTAGAAGGCAGTGGTAAATTAATAGCCTCTGATAATCCTGGCAGATATTATGAGGTGTTAACAGTATCTGCAGTAAGAGCTAGACTGGGTGAAGTAGATGAATATGAAATAGACGTAGTATTCACTTGTAATCCATTTTCATATAGTATTGCATCTGATATTAAGACATATACAAGTAATGGAGTTATCAACAACGAAACCAATGTAATAATGTATCCTAAAATCACTCTATATGGAAATTCAACAAGTGGCACATCATTAACAATAGGTAATCAGGTAGTCAGATTAAAACATCTATCTGAAAAGCTAGTTATTGAATGCAAACAAGGTGAACAAAATGTATATGATAAGAACGGAAATCTATTAAATAGTGTAATGCTAGGAGCGTTTTTTGAGATTAAACCAGGAGTGAGTGGGATTGTTCTAGGTAATGGAATTACTAGGTTGGAAATAGAGTGTAGATGGGGGGCGTTCGTTTAATGTTATGGTTATATGATGAATTTGAAACGGATTTTACTTATAACGGAATAGTGTTGAATAATGCTTACGATTCGGACATTCACTGGGTGTTGAATACAATGTATAAATTAACATTCAAATATCCAACAGTAGACAATGATCTATATTCTTTCATTGAAAAAGGTATGATTGTAAAAGCTGATGAGCATGACAGAACAAACTTATTTAGAATTAAGGATATTGATATATCTGAAAATGATAAATGTATTACTGTCACAGCTTATCAAAAGAACTATGATTTTAGTAAAAGGTTAGTGAATAACTTCGGAAGACTTCGTGTAAACTGTATGTCAGTACTTGATGAATGGTATTCAAACTTTTTATCTAGTGAAAAAGATTTCTCATATTATTCAGATATAAATGCTATTAATTCATTTGTATCACATAATGATGATACTGATAATAAACTTAGAACATCATTTGAATTATTAGGAGGAATTGCTGATACTTATTCTGCAGATATTGATATGCATGATAAACAAATTAGCTTGTTAGAACGTTTAGGAAGAGATACTGAAGAAGTATTAACTACAGCTAAAAATATAAGTGAATTTGTTAATACTAGTAATTCTGATGAAATTGTTACTAGAATTTATGCTAGTTCAACTTTTAAAGTTGGTGATAAGTACGATAAAAAGGACTTACGAGAACAGCACAGACAACAATTAAAAGCCTTGAGAGAATCTCAAAAAGAATACTCACAAGGTAGAAATGCTGTTAAAAAAGCTCAACAAATGAAAGATGAAATAGCTAAAAGATACGCTAAAGAACTTGCTAAGAATAACAAGAAAGTAAAGCGTAGTGGTAAAGTAATTAAATCATATTCTCAAATTGAATCAGAAGTAAATGCTAAATATCAGGCAAGAGAGAGAAAATCTCAACAAAGAAAAGCTGAAAGTCAAGCGATAGCTGATAGAAAGAAAGCTGAAATTGAATCATTAAAAGCACAACAAAAAGAAGAACTAGAAGCATTAGATGAAGAAATTACTATTAATCTAATTGTAGAAAGTCCGTTGATTAATGATTATCCATTCATCAATGAAATAGCAGTATCCAACAATGATTTAAGAACTGCTGAAGAGTTAGAAGAATGGGCCATGGAATATTTTACAAAACAAAATATCGATAAGCCAAAAAACTCTATCAAAGTTACTTATGAACAGTTAACAGAGGATATCAATCGTGGAGACACTGTAATTTTAAAATATTTAAAATATGGTGTGGATGAAAGAATAAGAGTAGTTGAAACGCATTATGATCCAATGCTAAAAAAATGGAAAGAGTTTATTCTAGGTGAAAAAGAAGGTCGATTAGGTTCAGAAGTATCAAATGCTAGTAGTGGTGCTATAGCTAAAGCTAACGCTTATACAGATATAATCACTATGGATATAGAGCGAAAAGTCAAAGAACGTAGTGAAAACTATGATAAGCTATTTAAGAAAAATACAGATGAAATCAATAAAAAGATTGAAGATGGATTTGAGAAAGCTAAGGCATCAAGTGAAGTAATAACAGCTAAGATTGATGAAGATCTAGAGAAAAAACTAGCACCTATTAGAAACCAAGTATCAGCCACTGTAGAAAACTACAACAGGCAATTCCAAACTACTAATCTAGAAATAAGTAAGAACAGAGTTGAAGCTACTAAGCAAATTCAAGCAGTTAATCTAGAAATAAGCAAGAATAGAGTAGAAGCTACTAAGCAAATTCAAGCAGCTAATCTAGAAATAAGTAAGAATAGAATAGAGGCAACAAAACAAATTCAAGCGTTATCTGATAGAGTTAATAATGTGCAAGATATTTCTAACAATGAAACAGTTGTAGAGCTTAGAGGACTTGTTAACGGTGCTACAAGTAAGGTTACAGAATTGCAAGATAGCATAACAAGAGAATTTACAGCAGTTAAGAAGAAAAATGAAGATAGCTTGAGTGCTATTAAAGCTGAATTCAAAAAAGGTGTAGATGGCTTAACAAGCAAAGTTAGTTCACTTGAAGAATACAAAAATCAAGATGGTAGTAGAACTGAAAGCTTGAAGCAATGGGTTCAACGTGATACTGCTAATCAATTAAGTAGAGAGCGAACTGAAATCAATAGGATAGTTGATGCTAAAGGTTATGTTAAAAACACAGAATTTAGTAGTAAGTTCAATGATAACGCACAAGGTATTAATAGGAAACTAGAGGTACTTGAAACGTATAAAAATCAAGATGGAACAAGAATAAGTTTATTAAAACAATGGACACAAGAAAATACAGCAAGTCAATTAAATTCAACAAGGCAAGGAATTGAACGTTGGGTAGATGGCAAAGGTTATGCAACTACATCTGTTGTGGAAAATAAAGTTCAAGAAACAGCTAACAGTATTTCAAGAGAAATCAGAAATATTAGAGAAAGCATTCCTACAAGTGTTGGTGGTAGAAACTATATAACTGATAGCGATAAATTGAATGCAAAACCACATTGGGGTAGCAATAAATGGGATGAAACAGTTGATGGAGATATCATCATTTTGACAAAAAAAGGTGGTAGTGATAATACAGGTTTTTGGTTCACCCTTACAGATTTAGTTAAAACTCAATTCCAAAATGAGACGTTAACGTGGTCTATTGATGTTAAAGCTAGTAGGGGTATGACACTTAATACTGTTGGTTTTGAAACCAATGGACTGAGACGTGTAGATCTTTCAACCCAATGGCAACGAATATCCCATACATTTATCAATAAGTTTACCAATTATTATGCATTTGTATTTTACCACCCTACAACTAATTTCAATAATGGAGATAAAATATATATCCGATTACCTAAACTTGAAAAAGGTAATGTTGCAACTGACTGGACACCAGCCCCAGAGGACAATAATGCTTTTGTTAAAAACATAGAATTTTCTAATAAGTTCAATGAAAATGCACAAGGTATTAATCGTCAATTAACAGCATTAGAACAATATAAAAATCAAGACGGCAGTAGAACTGAAACATTAAAACAATGGGTACAACGTGATACAGCTAGTCAATTAAGCGGGGAACGAACTGAAATCAATAGAATTATTGATAATAAAGGTTATGTTAAAAACACAGAATTTAGTAGTAAGTTTAATGAAAATGCTAGAGGTATCAACAACCAACTATCAGCATTAGAGACCTACAAGAATCAAGACGGAGCAAGAATTGCTAATATGCAAATTTGGGTTCAAAATAACACAGCTAATCAACTGACTGCTGCAAGACGAAGTATCGAAAGTTGGATTCACTAAAAAGGTTATGCGACTAATTCTGTAGTTGAAAACAAAGTGCAAGAAACAGCGAATACCTTTAGTCGTGAAATCAGTAATGTTAGAAATAGTATTCCAACTAGTATAGGAGGAAGAAACTATATTCCTAACTCAAACTTTGTAAAAGATATGGAAAACTGGGAGATGGCTAGATTAAATAATAGTGGTCTAAATTGGCAAAAAGGACACGCTATCTATCATTTTGGTAGAGGTTTACATATATGGGGGACGCCTAACGGAGATTATAAAGGCTTGGGAACTGTAGTGTTTAATTTAACAGCAAAACAAGGTGAGAAACTAACCGTATCTATGGATTTAGGAAAAGATGCATTAAATAACAATGCTATTTTATCTATAGGTTTACATTATGTAGTTGATAATGATATAGTTTCACAACAATGGCAACAGTTAGATTTAGCAACACAAAATTTTGAAGTTAGGAAATATAAACGCATTTCAAAAACGTTCACAGTTAGTGCTGATATGAATAAATGTAGGCTAATGATACACGCTCAAAATAATAAACTTATCAATTTTTATATTGATAATATTAAACTAGAAAAAGGAGATATCGCTACAGACTGGACACCAGCTCCTGAAGATGTAGAACAAAATGTAAATGAGTTAAACACGTGGAAACAAACTACCAATCAAACTTTAAATACAGTTACTAGCACACTAAACGATACTGTAAGGCACGCACAACTTCGAATAGGAGCTGATGGAATTGATTTTGGCTCAAACAAAGTTTTCAACGGAAGAAACCTTGCTAGTATTCTTTCTGTTAGTCCAGAAAGTATTCAAGCAATAACTGATAGATTAGTAATCTCACCAGCTAATGAGAATTTAGTTAAACATGAATATAGAGATACTTTCATCTTAAATGTTAGAAATGGTGTTTTAAATAGAATTTATGGAAGTAATGCTGATTTAGTAGGCGAATATCAATTTAAAGTTGCTATAATTGATTTTGATACACCTACACTTAACGCATCAATACATGTGAAGTATAAAGATGGAACAGATAGTTGGTTTAATTCAGAATTTCCAACACCTAGTATAGTAACTTTAGAAACAAGTACTTCTGTAAAAGTGCAAGTGGAATTGAGAAAAGAAATTGAATACATAGAACCTTTAGTTTTTCAAAATAAATGGAGCGATTTTTATAGATTTCATTTGAAAAAATTATTTGTAGGTAAAAAGAAAAGTGCTGAATTAATCGTTGATGGTTCAATCGAGGGACGACACATTAAAACTAACACGCTTGAAACTGGACACCACAAAGCAGGCAGTATTACTTCAGAAATAATTGCTGCTAATGCTGTTAGAGCTAAACATATATTTATAGATGATGGGTTGATAAATAACTTAGTAACGCATAATGCTTTCATTTCTAAACTTTGGGCGCAGGACGCTTTCATCAGAAGTTTAAAAACTGTTAAAATTTCAACAACTCAATTAGATACTGACTGGCTTTCAGCATATACAGGAGATATTGGAGGATTCAGAATTGGTAAGAACCCGAACCAACCTGGAGATTTCTGGCTTACAGGTTCGAATAACTTTAACTGTGGATTAAACCCAGGTCACAATATTGGAACACGTGGTGCTCAAATTTGGGCAGCATGGGGGAATGATTGGAATAGAGCAGGTTCTAATGCATGGTGGGTTGATGGACAAGGTAGAATGAATTGTAAAAATTCAGCTACATTTTATGGTGGATTACATGTGTATAATGCCAGACTTGATACTCACGGTCAAGATATTCAAGGAGATGCGAATAGTTACGGAGCTAAAACTACTGTTATTTGGTGGTCACAAATTAACAGGGTTAAAAGTTCAGTATCAGATAAAAGATTTAAAACTAACATCAAACCAACTAAAGTTAAGGCAGTAGATTTACTTAACAAGATTGAAATGGTTGAGTTTAATTGGAAGAAAGATAACAAATTCGAAAAAATCGGAGCTATTGCCCAACAGGTTCAATCAGTAGAAGAAACCCTTGTTGTTAAAGATATGGATTCTAAGCAATCACACAGTGATTATTTAAGAATTAGTTACTATGAAACAATACCTTACCTTATCAAAGCAGTACAAGAATTGTCAGAACAAAATAAAGAATTAAAAAACAAACTGGAGGAAATAATAAATGGATAATCAATTACAACCAATCGACTTAATCGCACAAGAATTAAGTCAAAAAACAATAGAGTTAGCTAATTATAGAGTAGCTTATAATAAGTTAATTAACGAGCTAGAAGCTAAGGAGAAAGAGCTTAAAGAATTAAAGGAAACTAAAGTAGAAGAACCAAAACAAGAGGAGGTAGAATAATATGGCTTTAGAAATTTCAGTAAAACAACCTAACCCAACCGCTGGTGGATATAAGAGTGTAAACGTATATTTTAATATGAATACTGGAGGTATATATTTTAATGGTAATGTTGAATTACCAGGTAAATTTGCAACTGCTAATGATGCAGAAATTCTAGAAGAAATCAGAAAACAAATCGCAGTGCAAATGTACACAGGAGAAGCAACTCCAGCGCTAGTTGCTGAATATGCCAACCTTAACAAGCAAGTAGGTATTTTAGCAGGAAACAAACAAGATACTGCAGAACGTGAGAAAGCATTAACTAAGTTTGCTAATAAGGTGAATAAGGGTAATGATAAGGTGATTATGGCACTACTACTGAACGTGTTAGATCCTAAGACTATTAATGCCAAAAAAGATGTAATCATTAATGCATTTGATTCTTATGAAGTCAACACAGATTATTCAGTAGGAGATAAATTCAAATATGACAATAAACTGTATGAAGTAATTGAAGATCATACAAGTGTTGTTGAGTGGATTCCTGGTAATGAACCAACTAAATATAAAGAGGTGGTGTTAGAACGTGTTGAAAGCGACGATAAGGAGCAATTAGCAGATGAAGACCACCGATATATCACTAAGGCACAATTAGATGAAGCAGTGTCAAATGCAATTACAACGGTATTGTCAATGTTCCAAGATGATGAAGAACATGAAGAAAATAAAGGAGAAAAAGAAAATGAAACTAATGAACAACCTACACAACCTACACGAGAAAGCAACAATGATGTATTACACAGCGAAGGGGGTACTGAAAGTCATGAAGCCTAGTAGATTAAGATTTAAAAAAGAAGATCAATTTGTAAGAATGTACGTTAGACAATTATTAAGAAAAGCTAAAACATTAGAGGATGTACCACACATCGGAAACTTAATAGATGTTGTTAGAACTGAAGTAGAAAGAATCGAAAGAGAGCACGAAGAGAAGCACAAAAAAGCAGTTGAAGAAGTAGCGACACCTAAAGAAGTCGTAACAGAAACTCCAAAAGAAGTCGTTGTTGCAACTGCTCCAGTAAGTGAAGCACCAAAGGAAACTACAGAAAGTACAGAGCACGCTGAATAGCGTGTTCTTCTTTTGGAGGTAGTCTAAATGACAAACTATATTTTGCAATTCATATTGCAACTTTTTACCGTAGCTATTATTCCATTAGTTAAGATATGGTTTGACAACAGTAATAAACAAATAGCCGAGCAATTTGAAAATTTAAGTAAGGAAGTAAAAAGTACGCAAGATAGAACAGAAAAGCAACTTGATAGAGTAAGTATGGAAGTAAAGAATACACAAGATAAAGTGGATGAAGTAACTCAAATCGGACTGCAGAACAGAGATTCCAATAAAAGTATTATGTCGTATAGATTACATACGGAATTTAGTGAAGCGATAGAGCGTGGATTTACAACAAGCGAAGATTTATCAGAATTGAGTGGCTTGTATAAAAGCTACGCAGAAATCGGTGGTAATGGTAAGATAGAAACCTTATTTAACAGATTCAAAACATTACCAATAAAAAATAGGAGATAGAGACAATGAAAAAATTAGTAAGAATAAATTTAACTAACACTGCTGACAGACGAGGAACAAACGACTTAAATATTCAATTCTACTCACATGATAAGAACAATGCTGGATTTGAATTTGTTGTAAAAAATGAAACGGATTTATCGCAATACACACCTAAGGTACTATTCAAATTTAGGGATTCTAATTCAACATGGCAAGCTAATGGTACTGTAGAAGGTAATGTAGTTAAGGTTAACTTCAATACAGATTTAATTGCAAGGTGATAAGAGCTATTAGGATTTTTATTCCTGGACAGTGATTCAGATTCATTAGATGTGTTCAAGTTTAAATTTAACGTTGTATTATCAGAAATTGATAAAGGAGAAGTAGCTAACAGACAAATTAAACATGTAAATAATATCGGTGAACTTGAATTAGTAACAAAATCACAATTAACTGAAGAATTATCTAAACTGCAAATTGATAGTGCATTAGTAGAGCGTGTAGCGGCTTTAGAAAACAGACCATCATCAGGTGGTGGAAATGTTGATACTTCTAATTTTGTTACTAAAAAAGCGTTTGATGATGAGATTGGGAAAATAAATGAAACTTATATACCTCATCCACTATACGTTGATTATAAGGAGCAAGAGACCGCTAAGGAATATTTAGATAGCATACCTATTCTATTCGAAAAACCTAGCATTTCATATTCAGCTGGGTCGATTTTGGCGAAAATGCTTGAAAATAGCAACTATCCTCAAAATGTTCAAATTTTTAAAGGTGATGAAAACAATGAAAAATTTGTAGATTTTGATGCGAGTATGTATTCTTTAGCTAATTCATTACCCGATGGATACAATTTAAGTTCAGTTAGAAATGACATTAATAACAAAGTAATTTTCTTATCAAATAAGAATTTTTCGAATGTAGTACCTAAAGAAGAATTGAAAGCTGTCATAAAAGAAATTTTAATTGAATTAAAATCAGAGAATAATTAGGAGGACAAACAAATGGAACAATTAGAATTTTTAAAACCAGCATTAGTATTTTTAATAGTAACATTACTTGGAATGTTAGGTAAATTTTTAAAAGAATCAAAATTCTTTCCTAACGAAATGATACCTAATTTTTTAGGAGTGTTAGGAGGATTGATAGGAATTATCCTATTCAAAGATGCAACAGCTATAACGCTTGGAGTTGGTGCAGTTGGTGTTCATCAAATTTACAGACAAACTGTAGGAAATAATACAACAAACAAAACGGAGGACAAATAAATGGTTAGAACAATTGAAATTATAAATGAGGTAAAAAGAATAGCAAACTTAGGTATCGGAGTAGACCAAGACGGAGCTTACGGAACACAATGTGTTGATGAACCGAACTATCTATCAGTATTGTTTTTCGGAAAAGCCTTATGGGGAAATGCTATTGATTTATTAAATAGTGCAGCTGCATTAGGATATACAGTTGAGTATAATGAGGCTGGGAATTTAGATAGTAAACCTAGAGCAGGTGCAGTATTTGTAATGGATACTACATATATCTACGGACATCCGTTCGGACATACTGGGGTAGTAATAGAGGATAGTGATGGATATACTATGAAAACTATCGAACAAAACGTTGATGGT